CCAACAAACTCGGATACGCCAACGCCATCGATGGTCCTGAACGCCGAGGCATATTCGATCATCAAAAACGACCTTGGTATAGGCCCCGCCCCGTGGGATGGAATCATTCTCACTGGTAACTATGTGCCACTTCTCGGGGCTGGTATGAGTGGAAAAGGGATTACTTCCGGAAGCATTCAAGGACTTAGAAACCTAAACGGGATAGCGAAGGAAATTGGCGAGATTGCTCACGCTGGCCAGGGCCTCATCCTGTACGCAGGCGAACCGCGCCCCGACACAGAGATGGAAGAGCAGTTACATGGATGGCAACTCGCCACACGGGTCCACGCCATTAAGGCCGTGCAAGACGCTGTGCTCAACACTCCAGCGGCTAAAGCGTTACAAGAGACTCTTCCGGATGTAAAATACACCAATGACCGCGCCGTGATTGCCTCAGAGGTAGCGGCTAAGGCTGTCACGGGAACGATGGTGGAAGACGGATTCACCGAGGCCCAACGCGCGGAGGTTCTCAAGGCTTACTTTGATGCAGTAGCCCTACACTCGCCGGAGTCTCTCGGCAAAATCCCAGATGTGAGCAAGGAAGCGAAACATGCAATTGAATCAGCAAAGGAGCAACATGGAAAAACCGCTAGCGAAGATAGTACCGGAGCACATGATCTACGCGAACCCGGAGGACGATCCATTCAGGAAGGCAATGAAGGCGGCAGCAAAAAAACTGAACCACTCACCCAACTCACCAAGCGAGCCGCAGCCAGAGCCAGTGACCGCACAAGTCTAGGCAGCACATTCTACACCGGCTTTGCCGATCCCCAACTCTTCAACCGCCTATTCCCCGACATCGGCGACCGCATGGCGGACTGGCTCTCCGACGCCCCAGGCCACGGTGACACCCAGCGCGCTATGATGCGCGAGACGCGCGGCGAGATGGACCGTAAGGTCGCTATCGCCATTCACAAACTCAAGGACGCATCGAAGGAGTGGCGCACCCGTACCCGCGATGACTCCATGAAGTTCTGGAATGCCGTCGAGTCCGGCACGGTGGACACGCTGGCACCCAGAGACCAGGCTCTCGCCAATCTCTTCAAGGGCGCGTTCGACTCCATGCGCGGCCAACTCCAGGAGCTCAAGCCCGAAGTCCTGCAAGACTACATCGAGAATTACTTCCCGCACATCTGGGAGCGCCCGTCGCAGGTATCGGCCACCATCAAGGCGCTCATCACCGGCAAGAAGCCGTTCGCGGGAAAAGGATCATTCCTCAAGCAGCGCACCATCCCGACTATGCAGGACGGCATCGACCTTGGATTCAAGCCGGTCAGTTGGAACCCTGTCGATTCGTTCCTGACCAAGTACGCGGAGATGGCGCAGTTCTTGATGGGTCACCAAACATTGAAGATGATGCAGGACTCCGGCACGGCGAAGATGGTCCGCATTGGCAAGCAGCCGCCCGAGGGCTGGACCCAACTCGACGACCGCATCGGGACCGTCCAGAACTATGACGACGATGGCCATCTTTACATTCGCGGCCACTACTATGCTCCCGCCGAGGCCGCCCGCATCTTCAACAACTTTGTTTCTCGCGGCATGGCTGGCCGCTCTACCATCTACGACACGCTCAACTGGGCCAATCAGAACCTCAACGCTCTCCAGCTTGGCATCTCGGCCTTCCACGCTTCGACCACGAGCATCAATGCTGCGACCTCTGACGTTGCCCTGGGCATTCAGCAGCTCGCTGAGGGCAAACCCCTGCGCGCGGGATTCTCGCTCGCCAAGGGCGCATCTGTCTTTCCGTCGCTGCTGCATACGATGGTCAATGGCTCTCGGCTCATGCGCGAATATCTGACCCCTGGAAGCTACGCAAAGATGGCCGAGGAAGCGAAAGCATTGGCATCAGCCGGCGGCCGCATTCGCCAGAACACCATCGAACTCAAACCGCTCGACAAGGTTATCAACGCCTGGCGCAATGGTGCGGTACTGGAAGGCCTCACGCCGATCCCCGCAGCCATCCTCCATGCGGCGGTCGCGCCCGTCATGGACTTCTATGTGCCACGGATGAAACTCGGAGCCTTTTACGGCATGGCCCACGACATTCTCGACAGCGCCCAAAAGCAGGGCTGGAGCGAAGGGCTCACGCGGTCGAGGATGCAGGAAGCCTGGGACTCGATCGACAACCGTTTCGGGCAGGTGGTCTATGACAATCTCTTCTGGCACAAGGGTGTCCGCGATGCCCTCAACCTTGCCACCCGCTCCGTAGGCTGGAACTTCGGAAGCTACCGAGAACTGGGCGGCGCAGTGGCCGACGTAGGGCGCCAAGCTGGACGCGCCGCCTCGGGTCAGATTCCACGAGTCACGCCGCGGCTGGCCTTCGGTATCGCCCTTCCCTTGGTGAGCGCGCTATTCGGCGGCATCCTCAGCTACCTATGGACTGGCAAGCGCCCGCAGACGTGGAAGGATTACTTTTACCCCGAAACAGCCAATGGCCAACGGCACTCCATTCCCGGTTACATGAAGGATGTTTTCTCGTTCGCGCACGACCCCATCAAGACAGCGCTCAACAAGATGGCTCCCATTTGGGAAGCGACCGCCGAGGCCATCAACAACCGCGACTTCTACGGAACGGAGATCCGGCACAAAGACGACCCGCTCATGGCGCAACTTGGCCAGTTCTCCCGCTGGGCTGGAAGTCAGGCGGTCCCGTTCTCTGTCTCTGGCGCTGCGAAATTACTCCAGCAACGCGGGGCCGGGCCATCTCTGCAAGAGATGCTGCAAGAGGCAAAGAAGCACCCCGGCGACGTGGCGCTTGGCCAACTTGGATTCCAGCCCGCCCCGGCGTTTATCCAGAACAGCGAAGCCATCAACCAGGCTCGGCAGTATTCTATGGAGAACCGGCCACCGGGCACCAAAACGCAGGACCAGGCCGCGCACTATGCCGCCCTCGACGCGGTTGTCCGCATGTACCGAGAGGACGAGGTTGACCAAAAGCAGATCGACAAGTACGTGGACGAGGGCAAGCTCACCGACAAGGATGTGGCCAAAGCTGAGCGAGAGTCCGACGAGGAGCCTATCGCGCGCGCCGTCAAGAACCTCACCATTGAGCAGATGCTAAATGTATGGGCCAAGGCAACCGCCGACGAACGTGAAGCCATGGAGCCTATTCTGGAGCGCCACGAGAAGGACATCGACAAAGTGGCTGACGACGAGCAGCGAGAGAAGCTCTACGATGCTTTCGATAAAGCTATGGGGCAGACGGACACAGCCCCAGCCACGGCATCCGGAAAGGGCGTCATCTGATGGAAACCGAGATCATCAACCCGCCGCTCTCGGCGGAGGAATACAAGTTCGTTGACGCCTACTGCGCCTGCCGGGACACGGCCAAGGCCGCCGTCGAGGCTGGATTCCCGTCCAAGGCTGGCGCCGGCCTCTACCGCCGCAAGGCTGTGCATGAAGAGATCACCAGGCGCATGGAGAACATCACGTCCGAAGTGAACCTCCAGATCGTCAAAAAGCGGCTTATCAATGTCGAGATGCTGGACGCCAACCTCAAGCAGGTAATCACCATCCCCCGCAAGACGCTGATGGAAACGCCGTCGCTGGCTACGCCCAAGGTCAACGCCATCGAGATGGGTTACAAGAGAGTGGGCTTATTGCTAGATAACAACTTCGTGCCCGACGCCAGCAGCGGCCCGACCAAGGATGAGGCACCGCGCATCTACCGCCCGGCCGAGCAGACCATCATCACGCACCAGATCACCGAGACTCGGCAGGTGGTGACCAACCGCGCGCCGCAGTCCACCGTGCAGGAGCGCATCCGGCAGGGCTTCCAGCCGCCGACAGGCTACGCCCCCACGCCAACGCCCGAGCCGACAGCCTTTGAACCTGATGAAGACCCTTGGAAGGACTTCTAACCGATGGGCCTGATCCTTCTTGAAGATCGCGGCCTCCTGCCGCTCCCTGCCAATGTTACGGAGGTCAGTGGGTGGGCTCCAAACAGTTCCCCGCAACTCACAGCCATCGAAAGCCGCGCGCAGTTTGTGCTGTATGGTGGAGCATCAGGCGGCGGCAAGTCGAACTGGCTGGTGGCGGACTCCGCCCAAGAGTACGATAACCCCCGGTTCCGCGGCATTCTGCTCCGCAAGTCCTTCACCGAAATGACCAACATCATGGACGAGATGGAGCGCATCTACTCGCCCTTGGGCGGCCGGAAGTCCGAAGGCGGCAAGCTCTGGAAGTTCCCCTCCGGCGCCATGATGCGCCTGGGGTACATGGCCAGCGACAAGCACGTTGAACTCTACACCGGAAAACCTATCTCCTGGCTGGGCATTGATGAGGCGCAGTTTCAGACGGAGGAGCGCGTCCGCTCCTTGCTGCCATGGGTGTCTACCCCGACAGAGTACGGTCTCAGAGATCGCGTGAGGCTCACCGCGAACCCCTCGACGCCCTGGCTGCGGCATGTGTTCCTGAATAGTGAATGCCCAGTCTGCCATCCTGAGCGGTGCGTGAAGCCTGCGGCGGTCTACGCTGGCGCCACATGGAAGAAAGACTTGATGCCCGTCATGATGACGACGGCCTTCATTCCAGCGCTACTCAAAGACAATCCAGCCTACGATGAGCGCAAGCTCGCCATGCTGATGTCGCAGACAGCCGACATTCAAAAGAAGCTGATCGCCGGCTGCTGGTGCCATACAGAGGGAGCATTCTTCCCGTTCCTCAACGAGAGTTACATCCTGCCTTACTCTGAGTGCCGTGAAGAATGGTGGCATCTGCACCTGATTGTCATGGATTACGGCATGTCTGGATCGGCGGCGGCGACGGGCCTTTACTTTCTGAATGAAGCCAATCGCATGTTCAAGATCGGCGAGGACATCGAACGGAAGATGTACTCCAGCGATTACGCGCCCCATATCGCCAAAAAGTTCCTTGAGCGTGAGATCGGCGGCAAGCGGACGCGCATCATCACCGGATACTGCGACCCGGCCATGGATGCCCACACCGGCACCGGCAAGAGCAACCGAGAAATCATCCAAGAGGTCTTCGACCAGTACGGGCTAACTCTCATGAGCGCGGCCAAGGATAGCATCGGCAATGCTCAGTCTCTCGCTGGAAGGCTCACGCGCGGGGAATTTGTTTACACCGACCTTACCCCGAACAGCTTTGAGGCCGCCGTTAGCCGCAAGCATGACCCAGACCGCCCTGGGGCCATCCTCAAGATCAAGGGAGACGAGTTAGACGATTGCATCGACTGCGACCTCTATACCAACACCTGGCTAACTGGCGACCGCAAGCCCGATGAGATCGTCACCGAGGAGAAGATACAGGCGCTCATCGCGGCTGGCGTGGATCAGCGGTCTATCATGGTAACCCGGCACCGGATGGAGCGGGAAAACGAGAAGAAGGGTGCGCCCATTACGATGGGTAGGCCGTCGCTGAATCGAGCACAGATACATCGTTGAAGTTCATGCTTTCTCTACCTCTAACTGCGGCCATCCGTGAGAGCGCAGAGTTACCCAGATCGGAACCAGACCTTGATCTTTGAACCTGCCAGGACGCCGGTACTCTCGGCCAAACTCTTCTTTCCATAGATCGAAGTTCTCGCGCATCGGTAATACGCCGCAGGGGAAAAGCTCCATACAGCGCAGCGCTAACTGGTCTTCGCTGCCTACGATGTCCCAGCGCAGTTTGTGGTCATCCCTCTGGCCAAGAATCCGCAGATACGCCCACCACCCCATATAAGCAAAGCCGAACAGACCTGGCTGGTAGAAGGTCCAGAGATAGGCCGCCCGGCGCACTGGCGTTTCCACGGTCTCAACTTGGCGAAGATGCTCGCGTTGCCTCTTGATGCGCTCGGCTTTGAGTTGGGCGTAGGTGACGAACTCCAGACGGCCGCCGTAGTTTGTGGCGTACTTAACGCCGCGCGGGAGGAAACTGCCAGTCTTTCTGACCCGCTCGATCATGTTCAATCCGTCGTCTACTACCGCGCTGGCTTTCACTTCTTCTGCTCCGGCCACGTGCAAACCATCGCTTCGGTGGTCAACAGCAGGGCTGCAACGCTGGCGGCATTCTGGAGAGCGCAGCGGCAGACCTTGGCGGGGTCGATGATGCCCCGCTCGACAAGGTTCCCATACTCGCCCGTGGCTGCATCGTATCCCAAGTTTCCATCCTCATCTACAAGGTTTTGCAGAACTCTCGTGACGACCTTTTCTCCGTCCTCTCCGGCGTTGGAGCATATCTGGCGTAGCGGAGCGGAGAGCGTTTCCATGATAATCAGGGCACCTTTCAACTCGTCTCCCTGGCTGCACTGGAGCCAGAGAAGCCAGCCGCGCCGGTAAAGACGGAAGGTGGCGAAGTCACTGGTCCGTATCCTCAGCGCCCAGCCGAAGAATCTGAAAAGGAGTTTGACCACAGACTCACAGGACGCGAGCCTTACCAGATCACAAAGTCTGATTGGATCAACAAAACCGGGGTCCTCCATCTCAAGGCAGAGCGTACCGACGGCGGCCGCGCAGCGAATAAGAGCCAGTCCACCCCCTGGCACGATCCCCTCCTCCACCGCCGCTTTGGTAGCGCACACCGCATCGTCCACGCGGTCCTTCTTCTCCCGCATCTCCCCTTCTGTGACAGCCCCCACCTTGATAACTG